AAGGATACTAACACTGACCGTGGTATTTCGTTTAACTATAATACAAGTTCTGGAACAGCCAACAACAAACTTGGTTTCTTCGGAATGGATGATAGTCAAGCAGGTGCAAATGGTAGTCGTGTTTGGACATATGTACCAGATGCAACTAATACTGCTGAAGTTATCTCAGGTACAAAAGGATATCTTGATATAAAAGGAATATACTATCAGTCTGGTGATTTCTCAACTCACGGTGTTGTTTACTTTGATAGTACAGGTCTACAGAACTCAACAACTGCACCAAGTGCTGCCACATTCACTTCCACTCAACTTTTAACAGCAGTCACAGAGATTGCGATAACTTTAGGTAGTGCACAGTCCGTCACTGCTGGTGATTTAGTTACACAAGCAGGTGGTGGATCACAGCAGGGTGTTGTAAAATCAACATCAAACTCAACCACAGTTACATTGATTGGTGTAACTGGTACATTTAATACATCTGCTGATTTAATATTAAATGGAACTGGCACTGGTAAAACACCTACCAATGTCTCGACTACATACACTAGCAAGCCCATGTGGACAACCACTGTCGATGGGGGTACATTCTAGATCAAACTAAAATGAACAATTCTAATAATGACGTTGATGTAAACACTTTGATTAAAATATATAATCAAAAAATTTCAACATTAACAAACCAAAACATCCTTTTGGAAGCAAAATTGACAACTGTAATGACAGACTTTAATGATGAAAAAACTCAATTAGCAGCACAAGCACTTGAGTGGCAAACCAAGTATGAAAATCTAGCAGCAGAGGTAGAAGCTGAGTAATGGCACAACCATCATCAAGACAAGGATTAATTGACTATGGACTTAGGCAACTAGGTGCTCCCGTGCTGGAAATTAATATTGATGATGATCAGATTGATGATCTGTTAGATGATGCCATACAGATATTCAATGAAAGACATTTTGATGGTGTCGAGGAGATGTTTCTTAAGTATAAGTTCACTCAAGCAGATATTGATAGAGGAAAAGCAACAGCAGAAACAGATGCTGATGTAACTGCAGGAATAGTCACGACAACTGGTACCTCTACATCAGTTAGTGGTTATGGTACAACCACATCAAACTTCTTTGAAAATTCAAACTTCATTCAAGTTCCAGACTCAGTAATTGGTATTGAAAAAATATTTAAATTTGATTCTAGTTCAATATCTGGAGGTATGTTTAGTATTAAATATCAGTTATTTTTGAATGATCTTTATTATTTTAATTCTGTTGAACTTTTACAATATTCAATGGTAAAAAGTTATCTAGAAGACATTGATTTTTTACTTACACCAGAGAGACAGGTAAGATTTAATAAAAAGCAAAATCGTTTATATCTTGATATGGATTTTAATTCTATTTCAGAGGATGATTTTATTGTTATTGATTGTCAAAGAATATTAAATCCAAACGATTTTACAAAGGTTTATAACGATCCATTTTTAAAAATGTATTTCACTGCATTATTGAAAAGACAATGGGGTCAAAATTTAATTAAGTTCAGAGGAGTAAAACTACCCGGTGGATTAGAATTAAATGGAAGAGAAATATATGATGATGGACAAAGAGAATTAGATGCTATTAGACAGAAGATGCAACTCGAATACGAGTTACCTCCTCTTGACTTTATCGGGTAATATGTATGGCACTCAATCCGTTTTTTCTACAAGGATCTCCCGGTGAGCAGAGATTAATACAAAATCTCATAAATGAGCAGCTTCAAATTTATGGAGTAGAGGTTACTTATATCCCAAGAAAATTTGTTAATAAACAGTCTATCATCGAAGAGGTGCAATCATCCCGATTTGATGATAATTTTTTAATTGAAGCATATGTGAATACATATGAGGGATATTCAGGTGCTGGTGATATCATGACAAAGTTTGGTGTGAGTTTAAAAGATGAGTTAACACTTACCATATCAAAAGAGAGATTTGAAGATTTTATTGCACCATTTTTAAATGACGATGATTATGAGCTTGCAACTCGACCTAGAGAGGGTGACTTAATATTTTTCCCGCTTGGAACAAGATTATTTGAAGTAAAATTTGTAGAGCATGAGCAGCCTTTCTATCAGTTAGGTAAAAATTATGTTTATCAACTTCAATGTGAACTCTTTGAATATGAAGATGAGATTATTGATACAGGTGTTGATGAGATAGATCGTGAAATTGAAGATGAAGGATTTATAACTACCCTTAATCTTGTAGCGGTTGGTGCGACTGCGACAGTTAGTGCAAATGTTCCGGGCATATCTGGATATTTAAGATCAATCTCACTTCAAAATGATGGTAGTGGATATACATCTGTTCCTACAGTGTCAATATCTACATCAAGAAGTGCAGGTGGGTCAAACGCATCAGCTGTTGCCATAACAACTGAACGAGCAGGAGTTTTCTCAATCAAAGAACTTGTATTGACAAATGCAGGTTCTGGGTATACTCAGGCACCTGATATCAACATTATTGGTGGTGGAGGAAGTGGAGCGATTGCAACCTGCACTGTTGAAACTACGCAAAAAGGTGTTATATCTTATACTGTTACTGAACAGGGAAGGGGATATACAACAACACCAGTCATTACAGTTGCTGGGCCAGGGTCAGGAACCACTGCAACAGCGTCTGCAGTTATTGATATATCAAACACTGTTCTTTCCTCTGTTCGTGTCACAGATCCCGGAATCGGATATACTGTTGCACCAACAGTTACCGTTGCAGATCCAAATATCATTATAGGTCGTGGTAATTTCTTATATAATGATATTGTTACTGGTCAGACATCTCTTACTCAAGCAAGAGTTAAGTCTTGGGATATAGACACTAAAGTTCTTAAAGTTACAAATGTAGGTATTGGATCTACAGTGAGTGGATTCATAGCGGGTGAAGAAATAAGAGGAGAACAAATAGTCTTTAATACATCTACAACTAAATCAGCAACAATAGGCATTAAAACAACGATACTTGGAATTAATACTACTGGTGTTGTAGTTGGAGCTGCGGTATCTGGAATTGATAATATTGTTGGTGCAGGATTGACTATTCTATCCATTGGTGCTGGATCTGTAACTATTGGAAGAGCGACAATGAATACTGGTATTACAACAGTCAATGTTGCGTTTGGAACTACACAACTTACATCATATAATATTCGTCAATATGATAATCGTGATATATACGATGATTATAGTAATAATGATGAATTTGAACTTGAGGCAGATGAAATCATTGATTTTGCAGAAACGAATCCCTTTGGTACATACTAATGTTAGGAACTTATTTTTATCACGAAATACTTAGAAAGACGGTCATAGCGTTTGGAACATTATTCAATGATGTTCATATTCGTCATAATGATAATACTGGAAAATCAATTAGTGACATGAAAGTTGCATTGGCATACGGCCCAATGCAGAAATTTTTAGCAAGACTTGAGCAACAACCAGATTTAAATCGTGCGACTCAAATCACATTACCTCGAATGTCTTTTGAGATGACAAACATTGCTTATGATGCAACAAGAAAAGCAAGTATAACTCAAACATTTAAAGCATCTGACGGAAGTAATTTAAGAAAAGTATTCATGCCGGTACCATATAATATTGGTTTTGAATTAAATATCTTAGTTAAACTAAACGATGATGGATTACAGATCATAGAACAGATCTTACCATTCTTTCAACCATCTTTTAATTTAACTGTTGACTTAGTGAGTGTAATTGGTGAGAAGAGAGATATCAGTGTTGTATTAGATAATATTTCATTCCAAGATGATTATGAAGGAGACTTTGCAACACGAAGAGCGTTGATATATACACTTAATTTTACTGCAAAGACATATCTATTCGGCCCAGTTGCAGATACTCCAGAAGGTCTTATCAAAAAGGTTCAGTTGGATTATCATACCAATATGGATCGTGAGAATAAGAGAAGAGAACTTCGTTATGTTGCAACTCCGAAAGCAGTCAAAGATTATGATAATGATAATACTGCAACACTTACATTTAATATTGGTAAAAATGAAGTTAGAATCACTGTCAACGACTCTACCAATTTTAGTGTAGGTGATCGTATTGTAATTGATAGTGAAGTCATGAAAGTTGAATCAAAACCAGATGCAACAACACTCGCTGTGAAGAGAGGATTTAGTAGCACAGCTAAAGCAGAACACCTTGAAAATTCTAAAATTAATAAATTAACTACAGCAGATG